TCAATATTTTGTGAACTTTCTTCAAAGTGTTGACATAATATATCCATAGCCCACTTTTCTATCTTGGATTTCTTTTTAGACTTAGTGTATTTTAAAAAGGTTCTACTTTTGGGAATTATATCGGTGTAGAATTGATAAACTGATTTTGGTTCTAATTCCCAATATTGTTGTATTTCATTCACTACTTCAATCCACTCTGGTTTCATTGATAGAAATCTATGAACCATATAGTTTGACCAAGTCTTTTTATCCGCATCAGAAATATCTTCCCAATAATTTGGGTTCTGTGAATTCGTAATTTCTTTTATGTGGTCAAATAGTGTTTTTGTTTTCATAGTGAATAACCTTAGATATAAATAAATATCTTGTATAAATCTGAAAATGTATTTTTTTTAATATTGATTTGTCATTTCTGTTCTTGGAAATGATACTTTGTATTTATCATATCTCTGTGAATCTATATAGTTTAAATCTTTTGATTTTAGCTTATAACCCTTTTCATTAAAATTGCCAGATTGAGAAAATTTATCTTCATAATTTAAATCATCTGACTTTAAAGATTGATGAATTTCTAATCTATAATTATTGTTGTATGACTTACAATGAACTTTGTATTTGAATTGTGTATTTTCTAAAAGTTGTGGAATAAAGTTTTCCGTAAACTCAAAGTCTATTATAAAGTTTCCTTTAATTTTGTATAGTGCCCAAATCCAAACCTTTATATCATCTATGATTGATTGCTTTATACTTTTTTCTTTATCTTCAACTGAATCCATTTCCTTTTGCTTGTTTGCAAACTTTAAATAAGAAGTGTTGTAATCAATATTAGTAATATCTTTTTCATTATCATCAAATGCCATTTTGTTTAGTTTTATGTTATTATCAATATCTTGCATTGTAGTATTTTGAACATCTAATATATCTAACATCAAGTGTGTTAAGTGTCCTCTAATATTACGATTTAGCACATTGTTCTTGTAATCATTACTTACCCAATCCCCTACGAACCTATCATCTGAAATAGAATAGTGTGATTTGTGAACACTCATAGGTGTTCCCTCGTGAACTTCCACTGGAACCATCATCTTCACCCTACTGACAAACCTTTTATGTTCATCTTCACTTTCAGACTTATTATCAAAATAGTTTCTTGTATCGTATAAAAAGATTAGGTTTTGTAAGAAATCCATAGAATTTTCTCTTGCGTATGCTGGTATCCAATTTGCAGCCAATTTTACTCCATTATTATGTGAATGTTTTAACACATCTTTAATTATGTCTGGTGTTTGTCCCTTTTCCATTAATCCTAATATTTTTGGTATACCATTCTCTACTCCGACCTCTAACCAATTCATACCACTACTCTTTGCTCGCTTCATCAAATCGTCATTCATTTTTGTAGAAGTTCTACCATAACCACCCCAATTAATTTTAAATGGAAGTTCATTTAATAAGTCAATCAGTTCCTCAAATTGTTTCATTGAACCATTAACTAACGAGTCAACAAACCAAAAGTCTGTATATCCGTATTCATTATGAAGTTTTACAATATCATCTCTAACTTTCTTAGCTGATTTGTATCGATATAATCTTGTTTCACTACAAAATGTGCATTTAAAAGTGCAACCTCTTGCGGTCTGAATTGGTAACATAAAATATTCTTCACTATTTATCTGTTCATATAGTTTTAAAGTTTCTTTATCCCAAGTTGGAACTTCTAAATTGTTCATATTTACCAATTGCATTGGTCTTCCACCATATACTGGATTTCTTCCACTCCTCCCTTTTGGTAGGACTGATGCGAAACTTGGCTTCATTTTATCCCAAGTCCAAATACCCGTAACACCATTGTAGTTTTTATTTAAACTATATTGATTTATTAAATCTTTTATTATAACTTCACCTTCGTTTAATCCACAACCCACATCTACAAATTCTCTATACATTTCTATATCATCCTTTGTACTGACCAGACCACCAGATTTTGCATACCAACAATATGGACCACCATACCAAATCTGAATATTTGGGTTTTTCTGTTTTAATTTTCTTGCGATGTAATCTGTGGTAGTAATATTAGAACTATAAGTTGTGAAACAAACAATATCAAACTTTGACATTTTGTCAATCCAAACGTTCCAAAATTTATCAAATCGTTTTGTGATATCCACAAAGTTTGCTTGAAATACTTTTCCGTCATATATTGGACTTTCTTTATTGGACAATCTCCAATATTTATGTCGTTCATCACCAACATAAATTGCTGTCAATAAATTTAAATCTATTTGTTCTACTGAGTGACCTTGACTTTCTAAGACCTGAGATAAACTACCAAGAGCGAATGATGGTGTTGTCAATGACCATTGTGGACATAAACATAATGCTATTTTCATACAAAACAATCCCCGTTCATCCAAGTTATCAATGAATATCTTCTACCTTTTGTGATTGGTGTAACTCTATGTGATAAAAATGATGGGAAGATTATTATACTTCCTCTTGTTCTTGGTGCAGTATAGTTTTTCTCACCTGAATCATCTGTGATTCCAAACTCTAAATCTCCACCCTCATATAATGTTTCATCTGATAATTGAACTACCGCTGTTAATTTTCTTGTGGAAGTTTCTTTTGCTCCTGTATCAGTATGCCATTTGTATTTACCACCATTTTCGTATCGTAGTATTTTTACCTTTTCCATTTCTTGTATATTGTATTTGAATATAGAGTGATTTGCTAACTCAAATACCATTTTTAGTTTGTTGTTTAATTTTTCATTATTGATTACAACTTCTTTGTTATCACGAACTTTTTTATTTAGTAAGTTATCGTCATAATTGCCAGCAAGTTCTGATTCTGTTGGTTGGCCAGTTTCTGTGTATCTCATTAGCTTCTGGCATTGACTCAATGATAGGAAGTCCTCTTTGTGAACTACAAACTCAAATGTATCATTAGTAATCATATGTGTAAAACTCCTTGTTTAATTTATAGTGTTTATTTAACTCGTTTATATTTTCTATTTGAGTATAGTGGGTATTAACTTTCTCTCCAACTAAGATATTCTTTATATTTTCATAAGTCAGTATACTATTCTCATCAACCATATTTAAGAGTTTATCATTTATTTTTCTATTTGCTATAACTCTTTTTTGTAAATCATACAAATTTAGTTTACGGACTGGTTGGTCTGTATGTTTGTGATAAACATTAGTTTCATTTGCTATGTGTAATGACAATACTTGCTCAAACAAATTACTTCTTACTAACAAAAAAACCTTATCGTGATAATCTATTACTTCCTTTATAAATACATCATTATCTTTATAAACTATTTTTGTTCCAATGAAACCACTTAACTTATAACTCTTATCGAGAAATCCTTTGACTCCCAATTTATCCATTGGTGACTTAAAATTATTAAAAAGTGGGTGTTCCCAAAACTTTCCATTTTGAGTTAGTTCTAAAGTTTTCATAAAGTTTGTAGAACCACACCTTTCAGTAGACACTACAAGTATTTTAGACAAAGGTATCTCCAACACCCCAAGCAACACAAGAATATCTATTTCCTTTTGTTACTCGTTTAACCCCGTGTCCTGCAAATGTTGGGTGTATAACTAATTTACCCACTTCGGGTTTGATAACTTTTCCATCAAAAAAGTGAAACTCTCCACCCTCATAGTCATCATTTAAAAATACAATCAATGTTAGTTTATTTGTACTATACTCATCTAACCAATGAAAATCTGCGTGTGGATTATAATATTGTCCTACATCATATCTATGACATTGAACTCTATTGTTGTAAATACCCTTACAATTATAATGGTAAGTGGTTAGGTCTGCTAATTGTATTGCATTCCAAAATTTGTTCAATATTTCTGGATTACTATTTGTCTTTATATTTAAAATACAAGAATTCTTGTCATCATTTCCAAGAGTATCTCTGTTTTCTGTTCCACGGTGATACCCACTTCTAAGGTCTGCTTCCTTGTCGACCAAATCCATAATCTCTTGACACTCATCTTTACTAAAAAAGTTTTTCCTCTCCAAAAACCACCTAAAATTAGGATTGGTTTTAAAGTTATTCATATCTACTTCTTTATACATTTTAATCCTATCTGAAATGGTCTCCGACAAATAATTCTTGAATTACATATCGTTTACCTTTTGTTACTGGCGTTACATTATGACATAGAAATGCCGGAAATAATGTTAATGCACCCTTATTCTTTTCCATTGTATACCATTCTTTTGTATCTTTGTCTTGGATACCAAATTGAACATCTCCACCCTCATATTCACTCGGGTCTGTCAATTGAATAATCCCTACAATCTTTCTGTTGGAACAACTACCTGCATTAAAGTCTGTGTGCCAACCATAAAAACCACCATCTTGGTATTCTATTAGTTTTAATTCATCATCACAACCGTCAACATCAAAGTGAAAAACACTATCATTGACTATGTTTACCATTTGAAACATTTTGTTTTGTAACCACGACCAATCTTTATTAACCTTATCTGGTCTGAACTCATTATTTGGTTGGTCTCTTAAATACCACTCATTAGTTTTTCTAATCTCTGGCAATATCGCTGTTCCGTTTTCATCTCCGACACAACCAATCACATCTTGTTCTGATTCCATTATGTCTTTTTTTAATTCATCACATTTTTCTGGTGATAAAAAGTTTGGAATTTGTATTGAAAATTTTAAGTCATTGTTGTATCTCATTATAACCTATCTCCCATTTATTATTTTGGTGGAATGTTGTGAACTAATATATCTGATGTA